CTGAAGGTGGCCTACGCCGACGAGCCGCGGCCCATCGTGGCCTCTGACGACCGGGGAGACGCCAAGTACGAGGAGTTCAACCGCTACGACTTCTACGAGCAGGACGAGCGGGGCCAGTGGCACTGCATCCTGGAGGACGACCGCTTCCTCTATTCCTGCGACACCAGCACGCCCCTGGCGAACAACCGGGAGCAGATGTGGCAGGACGCCACCAACATGTTCCAGATGGGGGCTTTCGGCCAGCCGCAAAGCCTGGAAGCGCTGCTCCTCTTCTGGACGAAGCTGGAGCTGCTTCACTACCCCGGCGCCGCGGACACCAAGGAATACCTGGAGAAGATGCAGGAACAGCAGATGCAGCTCCAGCAACAGCAGATGCAGGCCCAACAGCAGCAGGCGGAGCAGGAGCGGCAGCTCCAGCAGCAGCAGATGCAGATGCAGGCTCAGCAGCAGGCCCAGCAGCAGGCCATGAAGGCCGCCCAGATGCAGCAGCAGATCCAGGCGGCGCAGCGGCAGGAACGGCAGCAGCGCTCCGACGCCGAGGAACAGGCCCGGCGGGACGCCGACCGGCAGGCCAGGGAAGACGCCTGGCGCACGGTCCAGTCTCAGCTGGGGCAGAGAATGTGATTTCCGCCGGAGGGCGTGGAATATCCGCAGGGGAAAAGCGCAAAAATCCCGAAAACGCCGCGAAAGGAGGAGATAGGCGTGGCGAATACCACCAAGGGCTACATCGGCCGCATCAGCAATTCCGGCGCGCAGGTCGTCACGGCGCCCGCCGCCAAACAGGGCAAGAAGGGCACCGGCAAGACCATCAAGGGCACCGATCTCCGCGCAGGCAAGGGCAAGTAACGAACCCGTCCGCACTGAACGCGCAAAAATCTGTTCGCTGAGACAGCGCAAAAATCTATTCGCCGGCCCGGCGCAAAAGGGCGGAGGACACCATGAACGACGAAAACACCGTTGAAACCAACGATACCGAGCTGGACAGCCTGTTTGAGGACGCGATCACCCCGGAACCCCCTGCCGACGATGACGGGACGCAGGGCGCCGCCGAAGCCGATACCCAGCCCGCGGAGAAGCCCGTGCAGGACACGGCGGAGCGGGCGAGGCAGGCGGAAGGACGGCGGATCCGGGAGCGTGAACAGCGGGCCAGACAGGCGGCCCGGGACGAAATGAGCCAGACGCTGCGGCGCCTGGGGATCGAGAACCCGGAAACGGGCGGGACCATCGACAGCGTGGACGCCCTGGAGGCCTACGAGAAGGCCCTGAGCGACAAGCGGATCAGCAGCGGCCGGGTCAACGCCGACGACGTGCGGCGCATCGTGCGGGAGACCATCGAGGGCCCGCAGAAACAGGCGGCCAGCCAAGCCCCGCAGCGGGAGCTGGACATGATCCGGGACGTGGATCCCGGCATGACGGACCTGGGGGCCATCCTTAAGAGCGATATCGGCGCAGATTTCCGCCGGTACGTCAATGAAGGGGATTCCTTCACCGTGGCATACGGCAAGGCCGTGCGGGCGAGGCAGGCCCGAAGCAGCGGCGAAAGAGCCGCCGGCGCGGCCAAGGCCGCGGGGAAAGGACACCTGGCCTCCACCAGCCAGCGGGGCGAAGGCGCGGTCAGCGTGCCCGCCGACGAGCTGCGGATCTTCCGGGAACTCAACCCGGACGCCAGCGACAAGGATATCCGGGAATACTACAACCGCTACAAAAAGAAAAACGGATAAGGACGTGATACCATGAGCAGGGGATTCATTCCTCACAGCAATTCCGACGGCCGCGTGCCGCCCTGGAAATATCTGCCCGCCACCGGCAGCACCAAGCCCGATATCGGCCTGGCGCTGGTGCTGTCCTCCGGCAAGCTGGCCAAGGCCAGCGGCACCACCAAGCCCACCTACATCTGCATGATGGAGGCGCCCGCCGCCGTGACCGCGGGGAAGCTGATCCCCGTCATCGAGGTGGAGCCTGACATGATCTTCGAGGTCAAGAACCAGGCCAGCCTGAACGGCGTGAACATCGGCCAGGCAGTCACCATCCACACGGACGGCCTTCAGATCACCGCCACCACTTCTTCCGGCGTCGCCACCATCGTGGACAAGGTCGCCGGCACGGGGACCGGGAATCCGACCCTCGTGAAATTCCTGTGAAGGGAGAGTACGGACAATGCCTAACATCACTTTTTCCGAGGCTTCCGGCGTGAACGACAGCATCTACGGCAAGAGCCAGGCTCCCATCCGCATGATGATCGAGAAGCGGGCCGAACAGTTTGAGGCGGAGAGCATCGCCGAGAAGATCTACGTCAAGAACAAGAGCCAGCACTGGGCCGAGAAGTACACCAGCATGACCGCCATGGAGGGCTTCCAGGTGGTGGGAGAGAACGGCGCCCATCCCACCGATGGCATGGAAGAGGGCTACAGCAAAACCATTGAGGCGGTCACCTGGAAGAACAGCTTTTCCATCAGCCGGGAGATCATGGAGGATTCCAAGATCCTGGACCTGCGCAAGAAGCCCGCGGCCTTCGTCACCGCCTACTACCGCACCCGTGAGAAGCTGGGCGCGGCTCTGCTGGGCGGCGCCATCACCGGCAGCGCCAGCGTCGTGTTCGCCGGCGGCAAATTCGACCTGACCTGCGCGGACGGCCAGAACCTCTTTTACAGCGCCCATCCCGCCAAGGTGAGCGGCGCGGCGCAGTGCAACCTCTGGAGCGACGCCTTCAGCGAGGACGCGCTGGGCATGCTGGAGGTGAAGATGCAGAACACCCGGGGCGACAACAACGAGATCCTGGACGTGGCCCCCGACACCATCATCATCCCCAACATCCACACCCTGAAGAAGGCCGTCTTCACCGCCATCGGCGCGGAGCAGGACCCGGCCACGGCCAACAACGGCTTCAACTATCAGTTCGGCCGCTGGAACGTCATCGTCTGGCCCTACCTGAACCAGTTCATCACCTCGGGCACCAGCCCCTGGCTGCTGATGGACAGCCGGTACAACAAGGAGTACAACTCCCTGATCTGGCAGGATCGGGTGTCCCTGGATGTTAAGAGCCGCATCGACGACAACACCGACGCCAACGTGTGGCGGGGCTACGCCCGCTTCACCGCCGGCTTCAACGACTGGCGGGCCATCGCCTGCGCGGGCGTCAGCGGCGCGACGGACCTGTCCTGATCGGGGGTGTGAGGCATGGCCGGATACACCAAATTCACCAATGTTGAGGTGAGCGGAGAACTCCGCGCCTCCGGCGGCGTGAGCGGCAAGCTGAACGGTCTCCTGACGGGCGTCAGCATCTCCAAGAGCGCCAACTATACGCTGGCGGCCGGAGAAAAGGTCTTCTACATCGGGATCACCCTTGGGGCGGCCAGCAAGACCGTGACGCTGGACCTCGACGAAGGCGCGGTCTGCATTGTCGTGAACGAAGGCGGGACCAACGCCTTTACCTGCAAGAACGTCTCCGGGGACAGCGGCACCAGCATCGCGGCGGGCAAGGCCTACCTGGTGCGGGCCAGCACCACCCCCAACGGATCGAAGCTGACCCTGCTGAACGACGGCACCGGCAGCTGAGCGGAAGGAGGTGACGGCGCATGAAGACAATGCCTGATTGGCTGATCCGGGCCGTCAAGACCTTCGTGCAGGCCTTCTTCGGAGTGCTGGTGCCGGAAGTGGTGGTGATCCTTCAGCGGGGCTGGCCGGAAAGCTGGGCGGCCGCCTGGGGCATCCTGGCCCCGGTCGTGGCCGCGGCTCTGGCCGCCGCCATCAGCGCCGTCTGGAACATCATCCTGGAATCCCTGAAGGGGGCGAAGGGATAGATGGAATGGCAGGTTGTGGGAGTGGTGGTCGTCCTCGTGGGGCTGATCATCAGCGTGCTGACGCCCGCCATCAAGCTCAACACCAGCGTGACCAAGCTGAGCACGCTGGTGGACAGCCTGAACGCCAAGCTCAGCAGCATGGAGAGCAACAACACCGACGCGCACCGGCGCATCTGGACCGAGCTGGACGGGCAGAAGGCCAGGCTCGGGGACCACGAGACGCGGATCACCGTGCTGGAGAAGCACGGGGAATAATCGAAAGAGGCGGGGAATCATCCCCGCCTCTCGCCGAATGAGGAACGAATATGACCATTTTGGAATGCATCCAATATGTGGACAGTATAGAGCCCAACGCCTACAACGGCGAGCACAAGTGCCGCTGGCTGCGGGAATGCGAGGGCAAGGTGTACACTCAGCTCTTCCTCCAGCAGCCGGTGGGTTTCTCCGTCAACCGCATGTCGGAGATCATCCTGTACGAGCTGGCGGTGCCGGCGCCCTACAACAAGATCTATCCCCGGTATCTCCAGGCGATGATCCACTACGCCAACGGAGAATATGACCGCTACGCCAACAGCATGCAGCTGTTCAACGAGGCGTGGAGCGAGTTGGTGCGCTGGTTCGGGCAGGACTACGATATCTCCGACCGGGTACGCAACAGGCGCGTAACGGTACGGATCACGGAGACGGTATCTGGATATTTTGGCGACTCTCCGACGCTGCTGACGGTGCCGGAACGCTGCGCCTTTGTGGCGGGGCGCGTGGTGGTGAAGCAGCCCTTCGCGCCGCCTGGGGAGAATCCGAATAACTATGAGATCACGGGCAATGTGTGGTTCGGAGATCCGAATAGCTCTGTGGGGCGGACGTTCATTGATCTGTCCTCCCGGGGAAGCAGCGGGATCAAGATGCTGATCGGCGACGTGGGCGGCACGGATATCGGATTCACGGCCTCCACGGTGTCGGAGGGAGAGGCGTATCTGACCGGGATCCTCTGCGTGCCGGACGAACAGCGGTTCTGGCGCTCCGAGCGGCAGACGGAGGGGATGGCCGGTACGCCGGCATACAGCCAATAAGGAGGAGCCATGCCGAAACTGAGAGTTTTGGTCGAGACGCCGCCGGAATGCGACGGGAGCGATGAGAGCCTGCAGGCGCTGCGGGATTACATCGAGCGCATGCGGGAGGAGCTGGAATACCTCTTCCTGCATCCGGAGGTCGCCAGCGAAGATATTGACTACAGCGGGATCGGCCCGAAGCCTTCCACCGCCCTGCCGGAAATGGACGGGGAAGCCTACCCCGGCAACGTGGCGACCTTCAGCCGGGGGAATCACGTCCATCCCACGGACACCAGCCGGGCCTCGGCGGAGGATCTCACCGACCACGTCGAAGATACGAACAACCCCCATGCGGTGACGGCGGCGCAGACTGGCGCCGTGCCGGACACGCGGGAGATCAACGGCCACGCCCTGAGCGCCGACGTGGGCCTGGACGCCTCGGACGTGGGCCTCGGCAACGTGGCCAACGAGCGGCAGTACAGCGCAAACAATCCGCCGCCGGCGCCGGACGCGGACGATATCAGCTACGACAACACGACCTCCGGGCTGACCGCAACGGATGTGCAGGACGCCATTGATGAGGTGTATGCTGATGTGGGCGGCAAACAGGCCAGCATCACCGCGTCGGGCATCCTCAAGGGGGACGGAGCCGGGGGCGTGAGCGCGGCT